CGATTGGTCTACACACTCTCAAGGCTACACCAAAGCTTCACAATCTAATATAGCTTCTGTGTTAGCCAACCGACAAGACATGGTGCGTAAAGCATTTGCTAAGGCGGCATAATGACAACAGCAGTAATATCATTGAGTCTGTTGGCACTAAGCGCCCCGCTGTGGTTAGTATTAACTGTAGCTGTAGCGGGGACTGCATTAGAAATAACAAACCCATACGAAAATATATTGAAAAAAAACTTAACAAAGAAGTAAACTTGTGGTATAATCACACTTCAATTTTCAACCAACAAAAGGAAATAGTAACATGGCAATAGTATCAGGAACAGCTTATTGGGCAAGTGTAACAACACCGAATACAACTTATGAACCAGTGTATACAGTAAACCTAGTAGTCGATGACGATACAGCAGAGTCTTTTAAATCTAAAGGCTTCACTGTTAAAGACATGGACGAAGGTCAAGCACTAGTAATCAAGCGTAAAGTTAATGGTCCAAATGGTATGGTACGTCAGCCACCTAAGCTAGTAGACTCTGCAAAGAATCCACTGGATGAGCGAGTAGGTAATGGCTCAAAGGTTAAGGTGCAGTACAAAGAATGGGAATCTGTTTGGAAAGGTAAGACTTTCAAAGGCTTAGACTTTCAAGCCATGCAGGTTCTAGATTTAGTAACAGTCGGAGACGTTGATGGTGGCGAGTTCGACATTGAAGATGAAATGGGAGATGAGTTATAATGCATACATATCGTACAGATGAAGGTACATATGATGTCAGTAAGATTAGCCCCGAAGGACAGGGGCTTTTCAACTTACTACAACATACATTAGTAGAACAATCGAGAGCACAAAACGATGCTCAAGCTTATCAAGCCGCAGGTGCAAAGCTAAAAGAATTGTTTGAAGAAGAGCTTACGGATGAGGCTCTTGTAGAAGCAGAAGCAGAGGAAGAAAACTCAACCGACTAACCGAGGTGTAATATGCCGTTCGTTAAATATCATCTGCCATGCTCAGAGTGTGGCGGTAGCGACCCAGTATCACAGAACGATGATGGGTCTGCGTATTGCTTTAGTTGCAATACCTATTTTAAAGACTACGGCACAGCGGAAGTGCAACAAGATAACATAACGGACTTTGAAAGTTATCAACCAAGACAGGACGGTGCAAGTTTCAATGCCCTTACTGACCGTGGTATTAGTATAGAGACAGCCAAAAAGTATGGCGTTAAATCTACTACCACAGTCGGTGGGCAAGTTACCAGTCACCTATATCCTTTCTACAGCAACGGAGAACAAGTTGCCACCAAGATTCGCAAACAGAACAAACAGTTTGCATGGCAAGGAGACTCCAAAGAAACAGGGTTGTTCGGAGAACAGCTTTTCAAATCAGGCGGTAAGTTTATTACAATCGTAGAGGGAGAGTGTGACGCTATGGCGGCATACGAACTACTCGGAAGTAAGTGGCCTGTAGTATCTATAAAGTCGGGAGCACAAGGAGGTGCTCGTGATGTTAAGAATAGCTTAGAGTTTCTAGAATCTTTTGAGACTGTAGTTATTTGTTTCGACTCAGACGATGTTGGTAAGCAGGGAGCTAAGGCTATTGCCAAGCTACTCAAGCCAAACAAAGCTAAGTTGATGACATTGCCAGAGGGTTTCAAAGACCCTAACGATATGCTCAAGTCTCGGAAGCACACAGCTTTTGTCAGTGCTTTCTGGGATGCTAAGACATATACTCCATCTGGTATTCTTAATCTATCTACTCAGCTTGAGGCTTATCGCAAGCTTCAGACTGAGAAGAAAGACTCTATCCCATATCCTTGGCATGGTCTCAACGCCAAGCTAGAGGGCATGAGGTCAGGAGAACTAGTAACTCTTACTGGTGGTACTGGTCTAGGTAAGTCTAGTGTGACTCGTGAAATTGAGCACTGGCTTATCAACCACACTAAAGATAACGTAGGCATCGTAGCTCTTGAAGAGAACTGGGCTAGGACTGCTGAGGGTATCATGTCTATCGAAGCCAATGCTAAGCTACACCTCAACAGTGTTAAGGAAGAGGTGGGCGAAGATGAACTGCTCGATGTTTACCGCAAGGTATTTATGGGTGAGAACGAGGGTCGTGTTTGGATTCATGCTCACCTCGGTGTCAACCACTTAGATGATATATTCAGCAAGCTTCGCTACCTAATCGTAGGCTTAGATTGTAAGTGGGTAGTTGTTGACCACCTTCACATGCTTGTACTTCAAGCACTAGATGGTGACGAACGTAAAGCTATTGACAGTATCATGCACCGACTTCGCTCTCTTGTAGAAGAGACAGGTGTAGGTATGATACTAGTGTCTCACCTCCGTAGGGTTGATGGCAACCGAGGACATGAGAATGGAATAGAAACAGGACTATCACACTTACGTGGCAGTCAGTCCATTGCTCAGCTTAGCGATGCAGTTATATCTCTTGAGCGTAACCAACAGTCGGACGATGATGTAGAAGCTTCAACGACCAAGGTGAGAGTGCTCAAGTCTAGATATACTGGTGACGTTGGAGTAGCCTGCAGCTTAATGTATAACGGAGACACAGGTAGACTAGATGAGATACCTAGCGAAGATGACTACAGTGCATTTGATGGAGATGAGTTATGAACATAGTGTTTGACATTGAGGCAGATGGTCTCAACCCCAGTAAGATATTCTGTATTGTAGCACAGGACGTAGACACTGAAGAAGTGTTTACGTTCGACAATACACAACTCGAAGCAGGTTATGGTTTCTTAAAGTCTGCTACTAAATTAATCGGACACAACCTATTAGGTTATGACCTCCCTGCACTTAAAGATGTAGAGGGTATTGACCTCAGCGACAAGAAGATTGTAGATACATTAGTCCTATCTAGATTATTTAAACCAACCCGTGAGGGTGGGCATGGTCTAGAGTCTTGGGGTTATCGCCTCAAGTTTAACAAGGGTGACTACGGTGACAACCAAGATGCTTGGGATGCTTACACACCAGAGATGCTTGAGTATTGTAAGCGTGATGTAGAACTAAATACCAAAGTGTATATGGCTTTGCGGAAAGAGAGCCGTGGCTTCACACCTCAGTCAGTTAGACTTGAGCATTCAGTCGCTAAGATTATTGACCAACAAAGACGCAATGGTTTTGAGTTGGACACAAAGAAAGCTATGATGCTAGTTGCAATGTTTCAAGACAAGCTTACTCAAGTAGAAGCTACAGTGCATGAAACATTCAAGCCTAAAGTTATAGTACAAGAACTATATCCTAAGTACACAAAATCTGGTGCGCTGTCTAAACTTGGACAGGACTTTGACAACAGAGGCGTTCGGCTTACCGATGATGAGTGGGCTGAGATGAATAAAACAAAGACGTATGTAACTCGTAGAACACCTATACCCTTTAACCTCGGCTCAAGAAAACAAATCGGTGAGTATCTGGTTGATGCGGGTTGGAAGCCTAAGAACTTTACACCTACTGGTCAACCTATTGTTGATGAGGGTACGCTGTCAAGAGTTAAAGGCATCCCTGAAGCTGCTTTGATTGCTGAGTATCTTATGCTTCAAAAGCGATTGGCTCAAGTAAACAGTTGGCTTAAAGCTCTTGAACCTGACAACAGGATACGAGGATACGTTAATCACAACGGTGCAGTAACAGGACGTATGACACACAGCCATCCCAACACTGCTCAAATACCTAGCACCAACTCACCCTATGGTAAAGAGTGCAGAGAATGTTGGACTGTAAAAGATGGTAATCAACTGGTAGGCATTGATGCTTCTGGACTAGAACTAAGAATGCTTGCACACTATATGAACGATGAGGGATACACAAATGAAATTCTCAACGGAGACATCCACACTACAAATCAAAAGCTTGCAGGACTTGAATCTAGAAATCAGGCAAAGACTTTCATCTATGCCCTTCTGTACGGAGCAGGAGATGCAAAGCTTGGGTCAGTGGCTAAGCAAGGTAAAGCAAGAGGTAGAGAACTACGAAACGCATTTCTTGATAGTCTCCCATCATTTAAATCTCTTGTGCAACGAGTACAACGAGAAAGCAAAAAGGGTTTCCTCAAAGGGTTAGATGGCCGTAAGGTTGCAGTGCGCTCTGAACATGCCGCACTCAACACACTACTCCAGTCAGCCGGTGCTATAGTTATGAAAGAAGCATTGGTTATTCTGGACAACAGCATAAAAGAAAGGCGGTTAGATGCTAAGTTTGTGGCTAATGTACATGATGAATGGCAGATTGAGTGTCGAGCATCAGTCGCAGATAAAGTAGGTAAGCTTGGCGTAGAAGCTATTATACAAGCAGGTAAGAACTTAAACTTAAACTGTCCTCTTGATGGGGACTACAACATCGGAGATGGTTGGCATGAAACCCACTAAAGCAGACAGAAAGAAATTCGACCTAGACTTACAGTACGGTGAAGTGCGTGAAGATAAGATTGCAGACATGCTCACCAACAAAAAGATAGAAGTTAAATCAGAGCGTGACCTATGGCAGAAGACTGGTAACATTTGTATTGAGTATAAGTCTTGGGGTAAGCCGTCAGGTATTGACGCAACTGAATCAGAC